TAAAATGCCAGCTATAACTTTTAGGATCATCTCTTCCTACCCAAAAACATGTCCAATTGCCTGTCTTTCTACCAACAGCAAACCATCGTTCTCCTATGTTATCTCTGCACCATTCTTCTACTTCGTATCCAAGTTTCTTAGTAATTACAGTGTATGGCAATTCTTTCATCCCCACCTCAACATAAAATAACTTGCATTACTATCATTGTAAAAAGTAAAAACTGTATGTTGTTCCATAATAGGTTCAGAACTAAAATCATCCCACATTTCTTTGTAATAAGCAAAGTCAAAATCAACTCCTTGAACCCAACCCATTTTTCTTACCTCTGATACTATATCTAAAACTCTAGTTACGTTTATTTCCTTGATAATTATATTAGCCACAGATCAACTCAAATAATATAGCATCACGCTCATCCTTAAAGTAAAAATCCATATAATCTTCAGTCACATGTGTTTCATATTTGTCTCCGGGTAAACCAAACTTTTCTACCGCTATTGCACAAGTTTCATTCCATATAGGATGTTTGTGATGTGTTTGCCATGTTATACGAACTCTAGTACCCGCCGGCATTCAATAATTCCTTAACTTGTTTCACATTATCTGTTTCACGGTTAAACTTAATCTTCCATAGTTCTGGATTAATATAATCAATGACCATCTTTACATGTGATTCATTTAAACTATCTAAGAACTTTACACCACTGTCACTTTGATATAACATCCATGGACTAATCTTACCATTGGTAATACTATGACATATCTTGTTAATATTACCATAACACAAATAGTCTTTAGCTAGTATCCCTTCTTTTTCTGCTAAATCTATGGTAGTTTGGACACTACGTGCAATCGCATCAAACGGATCTTCACTACGTAAATACTCAATTAAATATTTTGTATATACAGTATCAGTTGCCCATGTGTCAACTTTAATTTGATTCTTTAATAACCAATCTACATATCTACTAACGTTGATTGCATTAATGTTTGCACAATGACTACCAAACTTAACAAAGGCTGTATAATAAGCACTGCGAATAAATTCTTCGTATGTTTTTGCTTTTTTAGTTGAAGTATTCTTCTTATAAAATTGTATCCAAGCTTGAAACCCAATACGATTACCCTGCAATTCTTTGTTCATCCAACGTTGTTTATTTTCACATAGGTGTTTAGCCATAGTAGATTCACGTAGGAACTCTCTATTGCAAAAATCACAACCATACTTGATTGTGTTATCAGTTGCCTCTGTCTTTTTCGTATTGAGTGATATCTTCATCTGTAACCGTTTGACTTAATACTTCTATATCTGCTATTTTTAAATGGGGATATATTTCTGCAAGATGCATTTTCTTTCTTTGCTCTTGCACGAATGCTTTTGAATATTCTGTTAAATCTTCACTACTTGCTTTAGGATAAATCTTTGTAAAATATTCTTTTATTTCTTTTACTTGTGCAGGTTCTTTTAATAAACTTACACGTTCTTTGATTTGCGGTAACCATTGATGATATTGTTTACCTAATCCGGGACTAGCCGCACATAACATGTACCATTGTAGTTTAGGATGCTTACTAACACTTTCATTAAAGAAGTATTTGTTAGCATTGTATTCTGTACTCATCACATAATAACCTGCAATATCTCCTGAACCTTTCACGTAGCTTAACCACTTGATTAACATGAATGGCACAAACTTGCGCTGTTGTTCAGGGGTCAGTCTATCGTAATAACCATAATCTTTCTTGTCTAGTGCCGCAATGGCTTCGAACAAGTTAAAATCTTGATTCTCTAACTTTTCATCAGTAGGGATAATCTTTTTTGTTGCCATCAAAAAGCCTGACTATAATCCACAATCTCACAGTTACGACTAATTTCTTTTACAAAGTAAACACATCTAGGCTTAGGACCATCATCTAATGGTACACACAAAAATTGTCCGTTCTTTAATCGAGGTGCATACCATGTTACATCGTGATATATATCTACAATCTCAATTGAAACAAAACTTGGACTAAAACTAGTTAGTGGATTAAACTCAAACGCATTGAACCCTCTATCATTGATACTTGTTAACGGTAATGTTTCTAAGTCCCCGTGTTCTTGTTCACCAATTAGTATTTGCCAATCAATAGGCATCTTAATAGTGCTATCACCAATCTTTAATACAAGTGCAGGACTATTAAATGATTCTAAAAAGATAAGTGGTATGTAATGATAGTCTACGTTTTGTGGATTACTATTGTCTAGTATGGCAAATCGAAGGTCATCAATTTCGTCCGGGAGTGTTTCTAAGTTATAGAATTCGTTTTCTAGTGTGAGTATACGCATTTTGTTATTATAACACTTTCTTATCTGTATGTCAACTTTTCTAAGTCAAACGGGTAGTTTGCTTCTTTATAAAAAGCCTTACGTTGGGTTAAATGTCTTTTGGCAAACTTACAACTGCTTGTTACATCCCAAATTTGTACAAAGTCTTTATCTTCTGCTTTACGAATGCCTCGACCGATGCTTTGGATAACACGGACGAAGGATTTTCCAGGTTCAATGAGAACCAGATTAAAAATCCTAGGTATGTTGATACCAACAGCGGCGACACCATAAGTCGCAACAATAATTTTATTTGTACTGGTTGCAATTTCATCATATTCTTCTTTCCTTTCAACCATATTAGTAGCACCACTCACAAATACACTATCGGGTAATCTACTAACAATTTCTTTACCTGCATTAACTCTATCAACTAGAATCAATACATTGCCTGTTTCTTTAATCTTTAATATTAGTTGTGCAATAGCATCTAGTCTATTTGTATCCTCAAGCAAGTGTTTCAACTCACTTTGGTAATTACTAAACTCTACATCATCTTTTAATTGAACAATATTAACGTGACATTGTGCTAGTACACCTTGATCCTGTAACTCACTTGCACTTAGTTTACTGATAACAGGACCTAAACTAACAAACAATGATTGTGCTTCAAACTTAGCTTTAGGGATAGTTCCGGTCAATCCCCAGCGAATCGGAACCTTAGCAAAGGCCCCAGTCAGTAATGTCTTTAGTGCATCTGCTTTGGCCATGTGAACCTCATCTACCATGACACAAACAACACCTTCAATGAAGTCCATAATATCTGCTTCACCTGCTTTTGTTTTCTTAAGCATATTGTTAAGACTCTGCCAAGTACAAATAGTATGTGTTTTATTGTACTCTTTGCGATCACCAAAGTATACACCAACATCTAATCCAAGATTAATGTAATCTGCTTCTGTTTGTGTTACTAAACTCTTGTTCGGAACGATAACAATACTACGACCATATTGTTCTATACTATAACTTAGTGCGGCAGTCATCAATGTTTTACCCGCACCTGTAGCAATCTCTTGTAGTGATTGCGGGTTCTTTAGAAAGTTATTAACAATAGTAATTTGATAATCACGTAGCTCTACGGGGTTGCCTTCTTTGGGATGACCTTTAGGCCAGTTCTTATGAGCGAACGTTGATTCGGACACTTCAGCGAATTCAAAGGTTGTTGTATAATCCCTAGTATCATCCAACTCAATATCATATCCTGCTCTGTCTAATACGGGAAGTATTTCTTCCAATAGATTAATATATGTACTACCAGCAAGACTGAAATAACTTACTTTGCCATTCCATCTTCCTAGTCGTACTGCAGGTAGATATCGTGCACCGGGAACTTCATACTCAAACATTTTCATTAGTGCTTTACGCTCTGCTAATTCAAGACCTTCTATCTTTACATTAACTTCATCTTTAACGATTATTTTACATTGTTTCATTTAATTCCCAAATTTACAGGTTCCGAATTTACACATTTTATAATTTTAAATAGATTTGTAGGAATATCCATAAACCCGTAATTTCTATATTGTATCATAACAGGTTTCTCATATGATTTCAAGTTAGATTGGTCTCTTATTATATCAATGTTCAATTTATTTAACAAGTTATCCGAATGTTCCCCTAACAAAAACAATTGTTTAGAACTAATTTTTGATGATTCTGTTATACCATCGCAACCCAATTCACTTAACCATTTAACAGCAATATCCAAATCTCTAATCTCAAATTCACTTTGAAAATTAATAGCAAGATTTACTTTTAGCGGATCTTCAATATTAGAAAAATGTTCTACAACCGAATCACTGATATAAATTCCATATTGAACGTAATCCGATATCATTCGTAAATCATTGGTTAAAGTAATATCTTTAATATTGTTATACAGAACTTCATTCAATGCGGCTACATAGTAATAACCGTTATTATAAACAAGTGTTGGTTCCCAATATTTAACTGATTCATAATCACTAAGAACATCAATAATTTCTTTAGTAATAGGACAATAATCTATTGTAGTAAAATAATCTGCACTTAAGGACACTAGTGATTTTAGTGTAGAAGGTCCGTACTCCATTTCATATTGTCTTTTATCTTTATGCCATTCCATTGAATATACAGGATTCTTTTTTAGTGCAGTTAAAAAACTTTTACTGAAAGGAGATTTGAATATGATTTTATCCTTTATTACACTAATAGATGCATTTGTATATTGTGGAGAACTTTCTATCATATTGCATTTCCATGGCAATAATAATACATCATCAACATTAAGTTTGTGTTGAATAAACTGTTTTCGATATTTAAATGATATCTTTCTAAAAAGAGAGTCCTGATTTGATGTGATTGTATTATTTCTAATAATTAATGTAGTTAAGTTATTAACAAATTGTAGGTCATACCTGCTTAGTCTAATATTGACAAGCATAAAGGTCGCAACATCTTCAAGTGTTTTTAAATCCATTTACTATCCTAAGGTAAAAAAAAGGGGAACCGAAGTTCCCCAAAAGTTCTATTAAACAATTTACACAGACTTCATACATGTAGTACGTGCAAGATTCTTCCAGTTGCCGGGGCTAATCTTTACTAAGTCAGCAATCTTCAAGCACATACGCAAGGACACTTCACGCAATTTCGTATGATTGTCCCACATAAAGTCAATCACAATTTGTGATTGTTCTTCATTAAAATCATAGTCTTTGAACAAACCACCATCAGCATCACGATGGACCTGCTTGATACGCAACATCTTATCACGATCACCATCAATAGTCAGGTCCAGAAAGTGACAACGTGATTGCAATGCTTCTAAGTGATCCTGTAATTTCTTAGACTTCAAGTTGCCGAATTTCAAGTTAGTGATAAAGATAGCACTACCATTGAAGTTGAAAGTATTCGGGATACCTTCTTCACGCAACAAACGTGAATCACTGTTCCAGCAAATTCTACGTGTCTTACCTGAATCAAGTGCGGCCTTCAAAATGTTCAAACTCAAGTCATCAGTAAAAACACTATCACAATCATCAAAAATTAACACATTCTTTGTGTCAGAATATTTGTACAGTTGACTATACAAACCCAATGCTGTCATCGCACCTTTCACAATTTGAAAGCGAACTTTCTTACCTGCAAGCTTGTCAAACATACTTGCTTTTTCCATTTGTGTCTCAACACCATAACTTTTGCCGACACCGGGCGGGCCTGAAACAATCATAGCACGGATATCACCATTGATACAAGCACGTGACATTTCATCAAGGACCTCGAAACGAGTAGCAATACGGTCCATTGCTTCTGTTTCAGTTTCTTTCACAACTTCTTTTGCAAATTTTACTGTATTTTCTATCACATTATCTCCATTCAAAAATTCAATTTGATTAATATTATCAACAAGTACCTTAACTGCAGGGATATTGATTGCGAATTGACCGTCATTTTTTACAGTCACATAACTACCTTTTTTACTTGTCTGAAAACCCTTGACTAGTGTAAACTCAGTATTGACTACTGCTTGTTTACGATAAGAGCCAGAGAGAATGCGAATAGTAGACATTTGTTTCCTTTATTTCAGTGTCAATACAAGTATTGTATCACGTTATCCATTTATTGTCAAATTTTGTGCCTTATGCGGCCTTACGAAAATACATATAAGGCAAGCCCAATGTATAGCACAAGTACTCATCATCGCTTTGAGTATCCTCAGCTTCGTGGATCCAGCGCATTGCTGTTGTACGGTCCTTAGCACCAGCATCAACCAATGACTGAATCCGTTGCTCAAAAACAACAGTTGCAGTAGCTTCTGCCTCTTTGCGGGCCTTATCTTCGGCTTCAATAGCTACACCAAGTCCTTCAAACTCAGCTTCAAACTGTTCCAAAGTCCAAGTTGAAGTGTCAACACCGCGAGGGCGAACACCGTAAGCGTCCTTGTACATATCCCAGTAAAGTTCCCGGGCTTGTTCCAATTGTGTCAACTCTTCCCAAGATTTAAATTCTGTAGTCATTTTGTAGTCCTCTTCTTTACTGTCTAAGATTCTATTATAGCAGAAAGCCCATTTATTGTCAAATTTTGGCTATCAAACTAGCATGAATTTCATTCATTTCCGACTGTTCTACGTAGAAATCGGACCTAGGATCATAGTACTGGCCTTCACTGTTGTCATAATACAACACTCTTCCGGAGAAATTGAACGGGCCTTCTAGTCCGTTTCTAGGACCATATTTGGTACGCATTTCATCCATCTGATACTTGTCAGCAACAACACGATATCCCATAAATCCCTTTCAACTGAATAAGACTCTATTATATAGCCAAATCCATTTATTGTCAAATTTAACCTATTGTGATATCTTCCATACCGGCAGCCCTCAAGCGAACAATATGACCTAACATAAAATTCTTAGATTCTAAGGCCTTCATAATACCAAGCCAACGATTTCTAAGTAATGCAATTTCATTAATCAATACTTCCATATCAATTACTTCATCTTCACCTTCAGCATACTTTTCAGCATCACGGCTTGTCAATGCTCTATTATATGCTTCTAAATACTTTTGAAAATGTTTTCGGCGAATTTTACGTAATTGGATATTGAGATAATTCAATACGGCTTCTATCTCTTGTAGTTGATTAAATCTATGCTCAGTAACTCCGGGTATTGCGGCAATGTTCTTTTCAACATTGCCATATACCTTTACTTCTTGTTTAGCTGAAATTAGTTCATTCTCATAATGAGAGATGAAGTCAGGTAACACACCAAGATTTTGGGTGATGCGTGTATACCAATTCATTTAATCCCATTCTTCGTCTGCGTCATCTTCATCATAATCTTCATACGATTCTTCAGTATCGTTGTGTGCCAAATTCTCTTTAAGAGCAGTTAGTACTTCTTTCTCACCCTTAAAGGTATTTTTGATATCGTCAGCTTCGTAATTGTTATCAATCAGTAGATTGATTAGTGAATCAGCCGCATCGCTACGGTCATTTAAATCAATATGAGAACGCAATGCGTCCCATACTTCTGCAACAAAATCTAAGTTCATTCTGTAACATCCTCCTCCGATGATACATTACTTATCTTTGTTGTTGATTTTTGTGAGTACTCAATCATAACTTTGTCTAGGCAGCCATCACTATTTGCTTCCCAAGCTTTGCGAAACTTCTTAATGATTTCACCATCAAGTGTTGTGTAAACTAAACTGTTACCTTCTTTCTTAACAAGTTCAGCCTTCTCAATCATATCTAATAATCCTGAGTAAGGGCTCATGCCTGTTTCATAAGGAATCTTAACTTGAACACTTTCAAATGGTTTCGCATAGCGAGTTTTCATAATCTTACATGCGGCACGAATACCTCGTACATCACTAATCTTATTACCATCTTCATCTTCTTTAAGTTTCAATTTCTTCATAGCAACTACAATACTAGAAGCATAAACGAAACCTTGACCACCTGATATTTTATCATCTGGATCAAACATATCCTGTGAAGCATATGTGTGATTAGTAGCTACTAAGCCAATGCCTAGTGAACCGAACATATTAACACAGTTACGAACAAGTGCTGTTAGTGCTTTAGGCTTACGACCCATGTCACCTTTCATATCACCTGCTTCAAACTGATTAACGTCTGTGGGTGTTAGTAACATACCTAAACTGTCAACTACGAACAATACCTTAGGACGATCTGTTTCTGGTAGTGTTTTGTAATCTTTAACAAACATAGAAATAGTTTTTCCTACTTCGTCAATCATTGCCATGTTTAGTTTTAATAGTTTATTTTCTTCTGTAGATACACCAAGTGCGTGTAGCCATGCTTCGTCAAGGGCATTCTCGGAGTCAACTAAGACTACAAAAATTCCTTGTTCTTGTGCGTGTCTGACGAGGTTTCCTGAACAGATGAACGATTTTCCTGCGCCTGACTCTCCGGCAAAGACAGTAACTTTACCAAGAGGTACGCCTTTATTAAAGTCGCCGCTAATGAGATAATTGAGAGCATAGTTACCAGTTGAGATCCAGTCAGTAGGATCGTTAAATCCTATTGATAGACCTTCAATACTTTTTGTAATGTCCTTACGGAACTTACTAATGTCAAAGGGTTTTGCCATTTAATTATCCAATTCTAGTGCTAATGCTTCTTTGATTACTTCAAAGAGTTCTTCATCAGTGGTACAGAGAAATTTGTAATTCTTCCAATCATTCTCTGAATCTCTTCCACCTACTTCAACCATATAACCATTAGTATAACGATTGATTGTAAATGATTCATTTACTTTGCTTAAATTTTCTAGGTATTTCATATTATTCCTTATTGCTTGTGTATGCCGTTAGTATATACATGTAACGGTTGTTTGTCAAGGTATTCTGGACAATTGTCCGCAATACGCTCAAGTTCGTAATCATTTGGAAAATGTCGTAATGCGGTCCTTGCTTTGTCTCTAATAAGACTAGGCACTCTTGGTGTCTTGCCTGGATCGCATAACTCTTCCAACAACTTTTTACTTTGCTTTAAAGCACGGTATCGTTCGTCTGTTGTGGTCATGGAATATTCCTTAGGAGGGGCCTGAGCCCCATTACCTATTAAGACTTGTTTTGTCTAGCACGAATCATTGCTAGAATGTCTTGTGCTTTGTCACTTGAAGGCTGTGCTGGCGGAATCTTAATTGATTCTGCGGCTGCCATTGCATCTTCTTCCCACGGCGCTGTAGAAGGTTCTGCTACGGGTGCAGTTGCGGGTGCTCTAGTTTCAGTAGTAGCTGTTGTTTGAACCGCGGTCGCTCCTGCAGGTGCTTCTAATCCATATGGACGATAGTAACTACCCCAACGCTCATTATCAAAAGGTTGACCATCAACTGATGCCTCAAACATTTCTTTAATGATACGTAATTCTGCTTCATTTGGTTTCTTAGGTAAGAAGTCATTCATGTTAAACAAACCATGTGCTTCAATAGCGGCCTGTTCTGTTTCTGTCAATGGTGATTCTTTACGTGCCCAGTTACTTGTAGAATAATCTGCGTAACCACCTTTACTTGTTTTCTTAACGTTGAAGTCAAGACCACGCATAAGGTCTGTTGGCAATTCTTCCATTTCAGGATCCATCAAACTAGATTTGATGATTGTGAAAATCTGTGGACTAATAACAAATCTGCGAATTGGATTTGCAGGAACTTTGTCATCACCCATTGGGTTCTGACGAACAAAACCTTGAAATAGATAACTGCGTTTCTTCCAATACTTGTTTGCCATTTCTTTCAGTGTTTCGTCTTTATACCAAGGACGAACTTCGGCCAGTACTGGGCAAGCATCGCCATACATTTCCATACACGGAACTTGTACAACTGTTTGCTTAATGTTAGTATCACCTTTTACTCCATTGAATGGAAGTTTAATAATCTGACGTTCAACCCAAAAGAATGTGTTAGAATTATTCGCATCTGGCAAGAAACGAATTGTAGCTGTTGTGCCTTCGTCCATATTCCAGTGTGGATAAATTGAGTTGTCAGATTGTGTTCCTGAACCCTTGTTGTTTGATTTGTTGTCTTGTGCCGCGATACGGGCACGAATGTCTGCTAATGATGCCATGATAATATTTCCTTATAAAATTGAGATGGTCTCGTTTTTTAATATTCGCTACTTCCCTATGAAGTAACTAACATTAGAGATAGTATAGCAAAACTATCTGTTAATGTCAATAGTATTTATCCCTTTTGCGGGTAAACACATTTTTTCCTACGGTTTTTTAACCCTTTTAATAGATGAAAGATTTATGATTCTGTTTAACATATCTATACTTTCGTTAGATAATTCTAATTGTGGATCGGGCTTTTGTTGAAATAAAGCATTTTTAGCAATTTTTAAGAAATTAGCCATCATTTCAGATGATGGCATAACACCCTGGTCAAGTTGTAGTTTTATATAAACTGCTTCATCTTGTAAGGTATCTAATATTTGTTTTTTAGTATACGGTGGATTCGCATTACTTAATTCTTGTTTATAGGCACTAATGAAATGCTTATATAAAAATGGAATATTTATTTCCATCCATTTATTAAACTGGTCGTTACTCCAATTTAATCTACCTTCTTCGTTTAATTGTAGTGCTTCTTTTAAGTTATGATTAATATCTTCTGCCTGTATATCAACATTAGGACCAACCAAATTTGGATAATTAACATTTTGATTGCCACCCTGCTGATCACCTTGCTTATTTGCAAGTGATTTATAAAGTTGTGTTACAGCGTTTAATAAACCACGTATTTCAGTTGCATCATTTTTTGCACCTGCTTGTAAAGTTTTCAATTCGTTAGCATCTTTTGCAAATTGTTGAAGTTGAGTTGAAGTATCTGCAAGTTGTTGTGATGTTTGTTTTTTATAATCATTGGTGTTATCTCTATAAGTGGAGAATCTTTCTTCTTTATCATCCAATTCTTTTTGAGTAGCTTGAAGTTTTTTGTAAACAGCATCATAGTTAACCGTTGCCTTACTATCAATACTGTTTACTAAACTTTGTAATTTTTTAACATCACTATTTTCTGCTGAGGGGTTAGAAGCCAAAGCCATAATTTGTGCTTCCATTTCTTTATACTGCTTAGGATCCAAATTTGGTTTATCTTTTAATTCTTCTAATTGCTTTTGTAGTTTCTCTAATTCATCACCACTTACTTTTGCTTTTTGTCTAGCGTCAGCACCGCCGGCAGTTACTCTAGCAGTTAATTGTTTAATTCTTTCAACTTCATCTTCATTGGCATCTAATTCTCCCTGAAGAGTTTGAATAGCATTTCGTTGTGTATTGATTAGATTATTTTGAGAGGCATCAATTTTTTGTTGTTGATTTAACTTATCAGCCATATACAATGATAATGCCTGTTGGCTATCATAACCGGGAAACTTTAACATGGCTCTCTGCATTAAATCCTGATCTAAAGATAATGCAGGAGTACTTGGTGCTTCTCTCAACAATGCTGATATTTTCATATTACTTACTTAATAAACGTCTAATAGTATCTAAGTCTTCTTGACCTTCTGTTACAGGTTTTTCTTTATCACTAAATTCAGCACGAATGTTTTGCATTGTTTTTTCACTGGCATGTTTTTGTCCTGCGGCACGTAGTTTATCCATACCTTTTTTACCGTACTTCTTAATACCAAAAGATGCTTGTAGTGCGCTTTCTTCAATATCATCTTCAATGATATCTGTATCATCATTTGGTTTAGCCATGCTAGGTTTACCGTGCTGTGATCCTGCTGGTGCACCTACATCTTTTTGCATCTTTTTCAATAGTTCTTCATCACTGCCATGACCCAATTTATCTAATACTTTACCGCCAACGGTCTTAACAGCATCTTTGACTTTATCAAACATACCTTCATCCACACCATTTAGTTGGCGTGCTACTTGCTTGACCCAACCACTAACATCACTTGACCCAATTTCTTCAACATCACCCACAAAGTCTGCAACATCGGCAATAGCAGCCAATACTTTATCAGGACCGTGCTTCAATAATTCAGGGTGTTGACGTATGATGCGGCGAGTTATTGCACTTACAACTGGATCATCAATATCGTCTTCCGATTCTTCTAAATCAAATGCTCTTAAATTCTTAGCATCTGTTCTTACATTGTGTCCAAGTGTTTCAGCGCCAGGAGCTTCTGTTAAACTATCAGCCCATTCGCTTAACTCACCAACTTCTTTCATCTCTGCTACTTTCTTTTGTAGCTTGTTCAATATTGGCATTACACTTTCAATACGTGGGTCTAATGTTTCCTGCACAAACAATTCGTTCAAATTAGTTGCTTCACTATCGTCTTCCATTAATTGTGGAGTGTAGCTTTCAAAATAACTATTATATCCAC